GTGTTCAAAGGATAAATCCGCGCGGCTTGGCCTGAGCCGACAAAGGCATCAAGCCCCGGCCAGCCTTCAAGCCGGTTTAACAAATCAACCTCAATCATGGCCTATCGCTCCCGCCTCGCGACACAGACAAGCTCTAAAGCGCCTCGGCGCCCCTTTTCTATAACCTGTTCAATGTCATAACTTTGGCCGTCATAAACGACTCGCATGCCCGGCGTTATATCGTCGCGATAACGTATATTGAACGCCAGTTCGCGGCTTGAATCCTCAACCCCGGCCTGAAAATATTCAGACGCTTTTTTTTCTGTTTTTTTCGCCCAGATTGTCGCTATAACCGACGAGGTTGTTTCAATCTCACCAAAGTCGTTTCTTGCCTGGCTATCGCTTTCAATAACAATGCGCCTGTCCATGCTGCCCGCTGCAATCATGCCATTTGCCCTGCTATATAGCGATTTAATATGGATTGCGCGCCTTCAGGTAATACTTCAGGATTACCCATCGTGACGCTTTCTCGGTGCGCATAGGCATGGCCTATTGTTAATAGAATGGCCTGTTTTAAATCCGCAGGCACATCCGCTGCCGCACCGTAACCGGCTGTGAAGGTTACTTTGACCGTCGCCAGATCGGCGCGCGGTGTCGGCCATGTATGCGCGTATGCGGGCTTAATTCGTGCAGGGTTAGAATATATATCCGTTTGGTAATCAACCGCCGCGACGGTCTGCTCTGTGCCATTGCCATCAACATACGTAATACTATCCACCGAGATAACCGGATATAGCGGCAATTCTATAATGTAGGGGAAGTAATCAAGCCTTAATTCCCATTGCTGGCTAACCATTGCTATCCCGACACCATGCGGCCCGTCTATGCGCGCTACGGCATCGGCAATCATCATTTCAATGTCTGCATCCTCATCCGCGTCATTGATATCAATACGCAGTCGCTGCTTTACCTCCGATAACGCAACCGGATTTTCAGCAGGTGCGGATATGCGGCGCAGACGATCAAACATTATTTGCCCTTTTTCGGCTGCTTGCGCGCCGTAGCTGTTTCTACTTGACGATCTTGCTTAACCGGAAGCGCCTGACCGGACTCAATCAGGCGCTTAGCCTCATCGCTTCCAACGTCATATTCTTTACCGGGATCACGAACAAAGCTCGCGCCAGCCTGACCTACTAACATTCTGACTTTCATATCTGCCTCCAGATAGAAAAGAGAGGGGCATCAACCCCTCTCTTACGATCTATTATGCGTTGATAAGGTGCTTAACAGCAGCGGTGTCTTGCAACTCGCCATCCAGACGAGCGAAAGACAAGAACCCAACCTGACCAAAGTCAGCATAACGCTCGACAAGACGCTTCATCGGCATGCCGTTTACGCGGCGCACCATGTACTTGTTAAACGCACCAAACAGCAGGGGCTTGTTACCCGTGCCCAGATCAGGCATGTCTTGGTTAATGCTGTACCGGAAGCCCCAGAGCGTAGCAGGCTCGCTTGTCCGTGCATTGGGGGCCTGCCACAGGTAGTTGCCATCACCGTCCTTAATTTTGCGCAATGCTTTCAACGTGGCGTCATTTAGCATAAAGCGCACATTCTCAAGCTGGCGATACATCGGATCAACACTGTGGACCAGATTAAGGATTTCGTCAAAAGTCACCGCATCAACCGCTGTACTCGTCTCGCCGAGTGTTGAAGCCGTGACAATACCGTTAGGCTGATTTGTGCCTGTGCCGGTCGTCAAGTGCTCATTGGCAATCCGGCCCAGACGTGTCCCCAGCGCATTACTCAGGAAGCCTTCCAGATCAACGCCGGAATCCTGCAGCAGGCTTTCTGATACACGAACAAGGTCGGAGCTGTAAAGATAAGCCTCAAGCTGCTTTTGCCCAAAAGTAATATCCGTTTCAGAGACTTGCGTGTTTTCTGAAATTAAAGATCCCTTGTTAGCTGTATCATCAGCGGTAGGAATGTCGATGGTGTTACCGGAATCGGTTGTCATCTCATTCGTAATGCCGGGATTCAGCATCGGGCCTGCCAGTTTCATGGCTTCAACGATACGGGCCTCAAAACCTTGAGGAACGGTAAACCCGCCCTCAGAGTTTGTGCCGGAAGACTGCGCCCGCTTTTCCTTAATCAGGTTGCGCTCTTCCTTATCCAGAGCATCAAACCCGCTACGGGCATAGCGCATAAACACTTCGCGCTCGTCCTTGTTTTCCGGCTTACCAGCCTCAACATTACGACTTTCAACTTCCGGAGCAGGCTCAGCCGGGGCATCAAGATTGCTTTCCGCACTATTTAGCCTTTCCAACTTGGCCGCACGTGCATCCAGCTTGTCATACTCAGCCATCGCACGGTCGTGCTGGGTCTCAAGTTCATTTGCACGGGACTCGTCCGTACTGTCGGTAATTTTATTAAGGGCTTCGCGGGCCTCGGCAACAAGTTTCTGCTGCTTCTCCCGCAGTTCTTTTACTTCGCTCATCTTGGTCTCCTTTTTTCGATGATTACAAAAAAAGCCCCGCCAAAAATTGACGGGGCCGTTTCAACAGCGGGAGTACCGCGTTGATCTTAAAAGCGTTCCAGCATTTTCCGTTTTTGCTGAATACGCTTAAAACCTGTTTCACTAATTTTTTGAGACGCACGAAAAGCGTCAATCGACCTTTGCGCTATATCCGTGGCCGGATAAGCCGGGATCGGCGTTGATGATACTTCAATCAGATCAATATCGGTCAGCTCACGCAAAAGGCTGCCGTCCTCGCGCTCAAAAATATTCTGCCCCCCTTGACGCACCATAAAGCCAAAAGACATGCCCGTAATATCGCCGCGCTGAACCGATATCATAAGGTCGCGCGCAAAACTGGTATCCGGCAGGTCAATTTCAGCGCGCAAACCTTCATTGTCTTCTGAAAGCCTAAGCGTGCCGGCGCGTGTGCGGCCTATTACCATGTCTGAGTTGTGATTATGAAAGGCCCGGATATCGTTCTCATCCAGGGATTTTTGAAACGCGCCCCTGCGGATAACCTCACGAAACCCGCCTAAATCTAGACTTTCGCTGTCAAACACCGCCGCATGCCCGACAAGGCGCATACCCTCACTGTCGTCACGGGTTTCAACCTCAACTTTATCCAGCGTAAAGTCACGCCTCTCCATCTGATCCATCTGGCTCTCCTATGCTTTGCAAGTCCATCATATTTTGCTGAAGGTGCAGGCTATCCCCGCCGTCTTTCGGTTCGCGGTTTTCCATCTGGCGGGCCTCATTCGGCGTCAGCATGCCGTTCTGCGGTGACATTGGCGGACCTTGCAGGGCAACCGGCGGGATGCCACCTGAATTAAAAAATCTTGCCCCGTATGTCTCCAGTGCAATCGCCAGCCCCAAAGCATTGCGCAGCTTAACCACCGGATTGATATGCGTGTATCCGTCGCTCTCCAGCGCCCAGGGTATGTCAATGATCTGATCGGCTGTATAGGTCGTTTTACTGCGCCCCGACTTGTCGCTTAAGGGCGTATAATCATAAAACATTTCCCCGCCTTGAATGCGCAGTGTGACTGCATTGGGGTCAAGCGGGAACAAATCACGCGGCTGGCCTGCCCTGTTACGCCTTACAAATGTGTATGACCGTCCTTCGGTCAGGGTATCCATCATAACCTTTTTACGCCATCTGAATGACGTCAGGGATTCATTGGCCGCCACATTCAGCATCCGGTCAATCGGCCCATTATCCCGCTGCCTTTGGCCGTCCACGTCCTGATAAACATGCAGGGGCAGCGACGCGATTGTCGACGACAAAAAATTCACGCCCTGCCAAAATGCCGGGACAGACAAAGCATTCTCGCGCGTGACCGTAACCCCGGCCTCGGACTCGGCACCACCGAACAAAACCTGCAATGCGCGCGGGTCTGCGAGTGACACGCCCGGATTCTCAAGCGACGCGCGGTTTTCTTTTTTGCCAAACGGCCAAAGTTTCATATCTTATCCCATAATCGTGAAATTCGGATCTTCCCACGGCGATACAGGCGCGCGTGTATCCTCAGACTTCGCGGCTTGCCCCTGCGCCATTGCCAATGCAACAGCGCCGTCAATGCGCCCCGTTGCCTTGTGTTTATCCAGCTTACGATTGCCTGCCGGGTCTTTTGTAATGACCGCATTAGCCATGCACATGGTAAGGACAGGATTCCCATCATGCTGAATACGCTCATTCAGCAAGTGCCCTTCCAGATTATCCAGCGCGGGCGACATATCCTTAAAGCCCTGCCCGAATTCAATTAACGGCGGCTCTGCGCCCAGTTCCATAAACTCTTTTTTCAGGACGTCTATGCGCCACCGATCAAAGGCGATACCGGCAATCTCATAATCTTCTATAATCTCAAGAATATCCCGCGCGACATGTTCATAATCGACCGTCGCGCCCGGTGTTGTTCTGATCCACCCCTCTTGCACCCACTGGTCGTATGGTACGCGGTCAGTTCGCGCCCGATCATACAGCCCCTTTTCTGGCGTCCAGAACCACGCCCATACAGGCCATAAACCATCCTGTTCTTGCGTTAAAACAAAGGCAGTAAGGTCAGTCTTGGACGATAAATCCAGACCCCCGAATGTCAGCGCGTCCGGGTCAGGTGCGGGCAGGTTATCAAGCCCCGCCATCCAGATATTTTTCGATACAAACGGCGATACGGTCGATACACGCTGATTCAGGCATAAATTCCTGAAAGTCTGTTCGCTTGACGGCATTCTTAGTGCCTGCGCCGCCTGATCGCGCATATCTTCACAGGATCGAAACGTCCCCAGTGCCGGGTTAGCAGCCTTCCATGCATCTTCATCATCCAGCGCCGCGCCTTCATCTGCTGCATAAACATGGCTGACTATTCGCGCATCACCTGAATTTTTGGCGTCATCCAGCCAGATAGAAAACAGATCGTTATCCGTCGGCGCCTGCGTTGATATGGCGATCAACAAAGGATTTTCGTGTGCGCCTTGTGACGTCGTTATCGCATCCACAAATTCATCTTGCGGCCCACGAACCTGACCAACCTCATCCAGAATCGCCAATACGGGGCTCAACCCGTGTGCGGTCTTGCCCTCAGCCGCAAGTGCCTTGTATTCAACATTTCTGTTCAGCCCGTAAAGCCGCTTACTGGACGGGACAATGCGAACAATGTCCCGCAAGGTCGGCGAGAAATTTATTATTTTACAGGCTATGTCAAAAACCAGCGCCGCCTGATCCCGTGAACGCGCCCCTGATACAATCTGCGTATTCGGCTGAGCCTCCGGGCCGATAAGGTGCGCCAAAAGCAAACAGGCAATTAGGGCCGTTTTGCCGTTTTTTCTCGCGATAGCCAGATAAGCCCGCCTGACCTGCGGGTCGCTATCATAAATCGCCTTTATAAAATCAATCTGAAAGTCCGCCAGTTCTATAGGCTGACCAACCTTCGGCCCTTCAGGGACATGACAGTACGTGGTGATAAACTCACATACCTTCTCACCGCGTGTCATTTTAATGCACCGGCGGCGCGATCAGGTCATCTTCACCCTTGTTTTTGGCCTCATTGACCTGCTTTTGCTTTTGCGCCCGCTTTGCTGAATCCTCAGACTT